TCTTCACCTTCAAACTCAAAAGAGCTAGATGATGTTCTGATTTTATTACCTCTCTCGTAGGTTTTCATAAACTCAGCATAGATGTTCTTGAGCATGTCACGAATTCTACTCTGAGTGTCTGTAATTGCATAGAGGATAGCATCATCATCCATGTAATTATAAATTGTTTTATAGTGAAGACCTTGTTCACTACAGATATCTTTAGTACGATTTTCTAAGAGTGCTGACCATGAGCCAAACTGCTTGATAGCAAACTTATTACTTAATTGTGCATAGGTCGCAGCAGCAATTTGAGGGTCTGCTGGGAATTTGAAATAATTAAATAATAAGCTGGTCAAGAACTTATATAGAATAATCAAGTTTAAACTTTGAATTGTTCTTTCGATAGTTTTCTTGTTCAGCTTAGAAGTCATGAACTTGTGGATCAACCACATGCAGATATGCACGAAAACATCAGAAGAGACTATTCGTTCTGTATTGATGACAGGAAGAGCATGGAGCTGCTCTTCAATCTCGACATCATCAATCCCAATAACGTCCGAGTAGAATCTATTAAGATCATCCACCGTAAACCTAACCACTTGCACTCCAGTTAGGTTCCCGCCAAAGAACGCCATATGGTCTTCGTTTTTATTAACGAAGGAGATCTGGAAATTGTTGATTCTGTCTGCTAAACGTTGATCAATATCAACGTAATCGGCAAATGTCTCAAACATCTTTTTGAGTTGCCCAATGGAAGAAGTTTTACTGTCTTCCATCGCTAGGGCAAGACTACCTTCAAGTATTTTATCAAAGGTAGCTATCTCTTCCAGACTCAAACCAAGTACGTTGTTAACAGCGTACATTATAAATTCCTACCAATGTAGCTGATTGCTTCAATCAAACCTTCGGCACCATAAAACACTTTAATGCCGTTTTTCTCATACAAACTCTCAAATGCTTTCTCTAGCTGAGGGGCTTCATCACCAAGAACATTAGCTCTAGGATTAAGATTAATCAGTTTCTGATAAACCTTAGTACCTTCTGAGCCACTATTGGTAGGAACAGATACCACCAAGATTGTATCATGGTTGGTATTAGTTTCTTTGTAGGATTGAATCTTATCTACGATCTCAGGTCGAATCGCATCAGATGCTGTCATCACAGCAATGTTAGCCACCACATTTGAAGGATCAGAAGCTAAAGTAGTAAACTCGTAGTTCTTATCAACTTCATCAGCATCACTCTTAGACAGTTTATCTTTGAGAAGATTCAAAACGACCATAGTGTCATCTTCTTCCTTCAGAGCTTCTGTACCGATGATAGGATTCTCACCAGTATCGTCCTTGACACGTACATTAGTAGCAAGATCAGGAGTATCTTCTTCTGGCTTAATTAGCGGTGTTTTTCTTAATGTAATGTTCAATGCTTTTGTGTAGACTTCAGAAAGGGGACCAGTCAGGATAACGCTGTCCTTAATACCTTTACTATCATCATAAGTAAAGCCGTCTTTTAATCGACCATTGGTGTCTTGGCCTTGTTTAACTTCGGAATAACCGTATTTGTTAGAATTGCAGCTAGCGCATTCTTCTAGTGCGGACTGAATGAGTGACATGATTTAAAAACTCCTGTTATCTAAAGCCACCGACTTGTGCTCGGATTAATCGTTCGTATGATTCTCTATCGTTCATGTAGGCAACTTTACGCCAGATGGTACGTAGGTATTCATTATATTGTTCTCTAGCGTCTGAATAAGACTCTACTATCTCACGGAAGGAGCCTAATTCAAAACCGCCTTTGACTTTACCCTCATCTAATGGAACTTTATAAGCATTATAGATGTAGGCTTTTGTACCTAGCACAGCTAGTTCTGTAAGGTCTAAGATGGAGCCGATTTGGATCTGAGACATCGAGGCGTCATAAGCTAAAAGGCATCGTAAGAAACCTGTAGCTTGTACTCTTGCGGTATCTCTGACCATTACTGTGTTCTCAGCTACGAGTTCCACTCTAGCTGTAGACGGCATAACAATCGTATTAGCAGAGTTGAACAAAGCTTCTGCTGCCTGTCCATTAGAAGTGATACTGCAAGGATCGTAGATAGCTGTTCTGTTATAAGCTGACAGAGTAGCCGCATCCATATATGAAATACTTAGCACTGCTAAGATACTTCTGCCTTGAGTTAAGTTCTTTGGAATGTGGAAGATTGTTGTGTATTCATCGCTAGCATCTCTAGGAAGACTATGGGTTGGTATAATTACCTCCGAGCCTCCTACAATGTTAGCATCAACAAATACCTTAGGTCTAATTACTTTATTTAGGATCTGTTCATCGAGATTTACTGAGGCTGGCGTCCACGAAAAGGTAAGTGGCTTAAAGACCTCCGTTAAAATCTCCCTTGGTATCGCAAACTTTATTTCAAAGATTGCTCTATCAATTGGGTTTAACTGCATAGCTTAACTCCATATTAAATTCATTCAACCATATATCATTGAGTCGAGCTTAAGAGCTTTTCAAGTCAATGATCCACTCTCTTTAAAGGGGTTTTAAAATGATTCGACAATTTCTATTAATCGTTAGTCTAGTATTCATTCAGATCACCAGCGCTTACGCGTTCGATCCAGTACGAGTGAATAATAGATTAATAACTAGTGATTGGATTCCTACAGTCAATAAGAACATTAGTAAAGCTCAGGCTGAAACTATTGTCCTACATGTCTTCAATGAAGCCAAAAGACATAAGATTGACCCATTGCTATTGCTCGCTATTATTCGGTCAGAATCGACCTTCAATAGTAACGCACGATCAAGCGAAGGTGCACGAGGTTTGATGCAAGTATTGCCTCGTTGGCACAAGGATAAAATCCGTGGTCGAAATATTAACGACGTTGGAGTAAACATTGAAGTCGGTACAATGATTATCAATGATTGCCTCAAGAAATACAACGACAATGTAAATCGTGCCTTAGGATGCTACCTGGGTGGCTCTAGCGGTAAGTATGTAACGAAGATCTCCAAGACTCATCGTGAATTGAAACAAACACTGGCAACCCAAATGTTTGTGAGAGAGCAACCTATTACTGTTTTGTCTGACTTCAATAAACCAAGACAGTATCACGCACAACTTGCTGAAATGGAATACCGCTATCTCACGCTTGCTCTCAATAGCGGATCACCGGATATTTAACATGCTTACACTCAACGAAACGTTAGAAGACTCTCATGAATTAGCTGATGCCTTTTACAAGGCTATCAAGGAATGTCCTTTTGAAAAGAATAAGGATCTGACTGGATGGGCCGACGCAAAGATACTGTTTGACATTGTTGCTAAACATTATCTGATTGAAGAAGGTAAACACACTGTGATCCTCGACAAAAAGATTACTATTCAAGATCCTGATCCTAAGATCAGTGATGACATGAATTCTTATCTGGTAGTCGAACTACTCACGTCAGTTTTGACTGGTCGTGTAAGATTGATTCTTAACTTCCCTGTCAGTTATTAATCGGCATAAAAGAGTGCCCTATGGCACTCTTTTTTTGTGTGGTTTTAAAAAGTTTACGACAATATATCATAAGTGTGTGTAGTAGCGACATAAACATTTGAAAGGGTAACATGTCCGACATTATGAATCCAATCACTGAAGAAGATCTGACTGATCAAGATGTTCGTACCAACGAAGTCTTGTTGTCTCCTCCGAGCTTTGCAATGATTCGTTTCACGTTCTTCCTGGACGTACAAAGCACCACACTACATTTCAGTGATGATGTACTTCCTAATGAGAAACATTGGGGCGTTATTGTCAAATCGAAGTGGACTCGTGATCCCGTGGTTGCGATTTGTGTGGCTGAAGAATCTGTTCTGAAGGCTGCTCTGGACATGGTTCAGAAGAATCCTGATGCGATCCTTCAGATGAACGAAACCACGATTGTCTCGGAACCAATCACACAGACCGATGGTAGCAAGGCCATTCGTGTTCTGCAATCTCTGACTGTGACCAATAGTTTCTTTGGCCACGGCATCGAGTCTATTGAATACAATGAACTCGATCAAGATCAACTGACTGATCTGCTCAAGATGAACAACAATATCGTCAAGGAGAAGTTGTCCGTCGAAGAAGCAGTTGAAGCAGAAGAATCTGCCGAGGAACTCATTCCTGGTAATAACAGCGAAGAGAACGCTTAATAATCTCAAATCGTTATATCCACTTTTCTAAGGAAACAAAAATGGTAAAAGGTATTATGAATGTATACGGATGCGGGGATTATGGAAAACAAGGAACTAGTAACTACTCTTAGTAGTAATCTACCTGTACAGAGTCCCACGATAACGAGAAAAACTCATTCTCATCCTGGGGCATATGCTTTAGTTCACGATAGCTCTCAAAAAGCTTACGTTGGTAGCACGGAAAACATTTATGCCCGTGTTAATAAACATAAGAATGATCTATTGAACAATAGGCATAAAAATAGGAATCTTCAAGAAGCGTTCAATGCTGACCCCTCATTCACTTTGTTTGTCCAAAAGACAGATACAGTGGAAGAGGCTATAGATAAAGAACAAAAACTTCTTGATGTATTACTTCCCGGTGGAAAGCTTCTGAACATATCGCCAGATGCAAGAGTTCCTTGCAAAGGTGTGGAAAAAACAGATGAACAGAAGCAGAAATTAAGGGATGCTAATCTACTCCAATTCTCTTCCCAGGAAGCTAGAGATCGCCATAGTGAAGTAAGTAAAAAACTTCATCAAGATCCCGAATATCTAAAGAAGAAGCAAGAAGGAATGGATAAGATAAATAAGGAAGAGCGGAAAAAGAAAATCAGCGACACCTTAAGAGAGAAATGGAAAGACCCTGTGTATAGGGCAACCATGATCTCAGCTCGACGCAACAGAAGTTCAACAAATTAGGATTTGAAATGCAAAAAGGTAAAATGAACATATATTCGTGTGGCGGGGCCGGAATTAATATCGGTCGCCATATCGCAAATCGTTCTCAGGAATTCAATTCTGAAGCGTTTGCAGATCGTGAGATCTTCTTTCTGGATACTTCGGCAAGCAATCTGGGTGGTCTGACCTCGAAAGATCCGAACGTCTACATTTACGAAGATGCAGATGGTGCTGGTAAGAATCGTCGCCATGTGGCTAACGTCATCATGGAAAACGTCAATCCAGTTTTGCTCAAGTTCAAGCCTGCTGAGATCAACATCGTCATCGCTTCCAATAGCGGTGGTTCTGGTTCTGTGATTGCACCGAGTCTTATCAGTGAATTGCTCTCTCGTGGTGAGAACGTCATCTTCTTTGGCGTAAACAGCTACGAAGATCGTAAGGCTTTGGAGAACGTGATTGCGTCCATGAAGACGTATGAATCGATCTCCAAGCTGCGTGAGAAGCCCGTGGTGGCGTGTCTCTTTGAGAACACTCCTGAGTTGTCTGAGAACGCTGTTAACAAGCGTATCTCTGATAACGTGATCATGCTCTCTGCACTGTTCTCTCGTAACAACGAAGGACTGGACACGCAAGATCTGCGTAACTGGTTGAACTACGATAAGGTGACTGGATTCAATCCTTCCTTCTCTCAACTGGTTATCCAAATTGGCGAGGTGAACAAGAGCCCTGAACATCATCTGATTGCCTCGGCTGTGTTGTCTCCTAGCCGTGACAACCACAAACCCTATGGTTTCATGGTGGACTATCAGACGGTTGGTTATTTCGATCAAAAGAAAACCAATGACCAACTCAACAATGAGCCGGTCAACTATCTGATTTACGATGGCACGATTGAAGCAATGTTCAAGAAGCAGCAAAAGATGCTGCACGATATGGACGAAGAAGCACAAGCACGCACTAAGAAGCGTAGCATTCTCAGCAGCGGCGATAAGGCTGAGAGTAACGGTCTGATGTTCTAATAGTCAAGGAGCTACTACCTACGGGTAGTAGCTTTTATGACTGATTATTTTATCTTTATTCAACATATAGAATGTTTAAAATTTTACAAGCATTTTATATATTGTGTAGAGTAGGGGCTTTATGACAATCCCATACTTTTGAAAGGGTATAAATGTCGTATATTCTCATATCCAATGTGGGAACTTTGTTGTGTAAATATAAACCTATTGTCGGTAACGAGTTTAGGGATATTCTTGCTATTGTGAAGCAACCCACGGATAGGTTTGATCTGGGTAGTTGGTTCGAGTGGTCGTTTAATCATATTTTGAAAGAACGTTTCTTTATAGAAGTAAGAGGCCACTCAGACATTCCCACATACCAAAACATCTTTAGCGCCATCGAACCTGAGTACATGAGAGCATTTATCTATTGCTTAGATCAGAATGCCAATATTCTCGATAGGCTTCCACAGAACCTAACAGCAAAAGCAGTGCTATCAAATGAAAACGTTATCATCGCAACAACTGCTAAGATTGATATCTAGGAACAACAAAATGATTATTCAGAATCCGATGGAGTTCTTTAAGATACCAGAGCATGTTGTTATCATCAACATCGTAGATATCGTCAATCGTTTTACAACGATGATTGAAGACTATGTCATCGAAATGGAACCCGCCTACATCACGAACAGTGGGGGTAAGGTTATTATTAAGAAGTCAGATAAGCTCCTCGATTCTAAAGGACAAGAAGTAGCTTTTGAAGATTTCTTGAAACTCGACGGTGACTATCAACAAAATGGCAACCCCATTGTGTTGAATTCAGCTAACTCCAGGAAGAACTATCGACTCAGAACCAAGACTGCTATCGCTACAGAGATTCTAATTGCTTTCGTAAAGGATGACATCTCTAAGCGTTCTAACTGGGAAGCAGTGTATGATGTCTACGAAGCTATCGAGCCCTATATTGATAGAAAGTACGATGTCAATGATGTCTGTGGTTACATTGTTGAACGCATCGACCCTTTTATCAGATCGATCATCGACCATTATCATGGAAAGGATTGGAATATCCATGAAGTGGAATACGATGGCTTCCGACTGACACTAAAGCGTTTCGGTGATTGGCGTGCTTACATGTGGAATCAGCAGCAGTATGACATTCAACAACAGCAACTCAGTGAACAACACGAATGAGCGCTGTTACATCATCAATCTGCGTGTAGCAGAAGACCATGTAGCTGCCTATGTTCGTAGAAAGTGGGTGAAGGAAGGTGTTGATCACAATAACCTCATCCACACTGTCCAAACACACCTAGAGAAGTTTGTCTTTGGAATAGCGCAATCAATTGGTAAGTATTATTCTCCAGTTGAATCATTACAACTTGTCGAAGATATCTCCGGTATAGTGGAGATATTCACCGTACAGTATTCTGTCCATAATGGTGTTAAACTAGAGGATGGTCATTTACAGGCTCAACACTTAAAAAAGATGGTTGAGGATTATATTCTTCAACAACTATCTGCGGCAATGAGTAACCATGGCGATTTTAACCCAATTATCAAGAGATACAGCGCTCGTCCACAAAATGACAAAGGATTCCTTTTCTGCTGTTGAACGAGGATCGCATACTTTCTCATTATCTGTAGGTGATTTCGCCTATGTCTTTGAGAGTGCTGAACAAGGTTTCTTTGCAGCACTCAGGAGAAACTACAGTTTCTGGCATCTATTCTACTATGCGTTGGAATGTCATACACTGGATGACTTCATGACCATCATGGATGATGAATTAGATTATACTCTGGATTTCATTAGTATAGACAATAGTGTCTTGTACTTGGCTTTGGAGTATTTCTATCAAATGTTGTTTGATCGATATTTGATGCCAGTTTTCACATTGTTGAATCTGGAGTTCGACCATAATAATCGAATCAAGGTTCTAGGCAAGGAAGGATTAGTCGTATGGCTAAGTGTAAATTGATCTTTCGTAAGCTGGTATTGGATGATAAAAAATCCACTGCTGTAATGAAAAGTTTACTGGACGCTATTGATATCTTTGAAAACTCAGGTGGTTCTACAATTGACCGAGATGGGTTTTTGGATGCACTGGTCGATGGTATCAATATCTGTAAGGTAAACAATGCAATTCAGATGACATATTTGAATTGGCTTATCTACGATAGCATTCAAGTACTTGAAGGTTTTAACGACAACAGTTACGATGATTTGGAAAGTGTAACTCGTAAAACTCTCACGTATTTGATGAAACTTATTGAAGCTAACCCTGTAGCCAGTAAAGCTTACGTAAGTTTCGAAGATATATCTTCTGATGGTGAATTAACCTTAATTCTGGAAGATCGTGAAATGAATTATAAAGGTAAAATAGATAAAGATGTGAGGGAAATGTTCTTAGAAACCAATACTGGAGAACACATGAACGTATCTCTTCGTGAACATCTTGCAATTCTTGGTGAATTGGACAATCGTTTTGATGGACTGTTAGATTATCCACAGATTATCATGGATATTCTCAATCGACTTGATAGGAAGATTGAGGGCAAACGCGATATTAAACGTGCCGTAGCTGGTATCAATCTGAATGATTATCTGCTGCGTGAAGATCTCGTTGTGAATGATTACAATGGAGATGAATACAACAAGAACAACATGGAACTTCTAGTAGCTTTGGCAGCAAAGCTGATGGAGACAATGGTTGCTCTTCAGATCCATCGCAATGATCGAATTTGCTATGTACCTCTTCCGGTTGATGCGGCTGGCATTTGTGTATTCATTGAAGAGCCTTACATCGGAAACATAAATGTCAAAGAAATTGGTCTCTTTTAGTCCATCAGAAGCCTTTGCCATCATTAACGATATGACAAGGGCCTCTGGTGTGAGTATTCCTTTCAGAGCTGTAAACGAAATGTTAGTGTATCTTGTCGAGAACATGGACAAGAACATGGCATACGCTAGCAGCTTTTGGAACATCAAAGCACTCACTAAGTTTGCTGTAGACACTGGAACATTACCGAATGTAGTGAAACTTACTGAGCAACAATTAAATCTTGTGATGAATATGTTGCAGCCAGTAGGTCTGGCTTTGTTCGGTATCATTTACCATAATAATCTTTTCAAGGATGAAGGCAAAGACACCTTCCCCTATATTGTCGTCGATGTCAATAACGGAATGATTATCTTGGAAGAGGATACCATTTAAAAGGAATTTCAAATGGGCACTTTAAAGAATGGTTCCAAGTATACGTTTGCCACGATTGCTCCAGCAATCTTAGGTCACAATTTCAGAAACATGGTACTGGAAGGTGAACTCAGTTACCGTCTAGCTGCTAGAACGTATCCAGTCGATACGACTGCTGCTGCGGTAGCTGCTTATCTTCCAGAAGGTATCAGTCAGGATCAAACTACTTACACCTATTACCTCTTTAGGTCTGAGGATAGCGGTAGTGATCTGTTGATTGCGTCCGAATGGATCAGAACTGATTCTATTCAAGAGAGTCTTGATACCTATCAAGATATTCGCATCCATGGCGCATCTCAAAAGGACATCGCCATTATCAAGAACATTTTGGGGTTGGCTGGTTTCAGTACAGTGAGTGTTCTCTCCACCTAACCGTTAGGAGATTTGTTTGTCTAACTCAACAGGAGGCATCATGCTTAGTAGATATTAGTTAATCTAGGAGCATGTATGTCAAGAACTATCCGCCGTATTCATCCTCGTCACCAAAAGCGGTACTACAAGGATTACAACATCGTTAAAGAGATCGAGCATTTCGGTGAATTTTACGATGGTAATTTCTGTTACGCTACTCACTACTTGAACGTCGAGGGTTTCTACGTTGAGAACTACAGACGAGATCCCGGTCTGATCGTTGCTTTGAAGAAAGCTCAAGCAGCTAACGATAAGGATCTCTGGGCTAGACTCAATGGGGCTGGTCCCATTGATCTCAGAGGTTGCAAAGGCTACACTGAGTACGAAAAACGTGCTTGGCGTCAGTCCTTCAAGCAAAACAAAAATGTCGCAGATTACGAAGATTGGGATTACGTGAAGTACCCCAAGTTGCGTTCATTCACCTGGCGTCAATACTAATATTAGGGCAGCCTCAGGGCTGTCCTTTTATGTTATTTATTTTCTTTTGAAAAAATCCTATATACTATGTATTGAAAAAAGAAGAGTTCTAAAGACCCACATTCGATATGCACCCGTAATGGTTCCTCGTCCATTGCAAAGGGTCTTTATGTTAAGAGGTAGACAGAGCTATAAATAACTTTCGGTGGATTCGAGTCGTTGTTCCTTTACCACCATAACGTCAGGCGAAGACGTATTAGAAGTTATTAAATAGTTTCCACTAATCGGTGTAAGGTGGAACCTGTAAAACAAAAAGGTGCATATTTTGTTGTTGTGTTGTTGAAGCGAGAGGGTAGGGGTGGCCATTGGGCTGCCCCTACCTTTATGCCGCGTCTTTTTCATTTTGTAATTATTATCAGCTAGTTCTATCCTTTGTGTGAAGTAGAAAGGTAGAAAAAAAAGATGTCTTCGGAATTTAACAATCCATTCCTGCTCCCTGCTGAGCACTATACTCGTGATATCAGTCCAGTTAAACATTACGTTGAACAGGCCGCGCACTTCCTGCATACCACTAAGGGTATTGAACTGGGCAAAGCACGAGAGCTAGTAATTGAGAAGATCAAGAATCGTGAATTTCCACGTATGCGTGATCCGATGGTCACTTATTTGTATCGGGATGAAGACACAGGAGATCGCCGTATAGAACGTATTTCGCTGAGCAGGTATATTGGCGAAGTAATCAAGAATCGTGAAATCATGGCACCCACCATGACAACCTATATGCCGCCAGATAAACGTCAAAGTATTCTGGCACTGGACATTGACGATAAGGTTAAGCAACGTGGTGTGGCTAAGAAAGCCATGTTTGCAGCAGAAGCTCGTGGTGACAAAGTTCGTCAGTTCTTTGAGAATATTACACAAAAGGGAACCAAACTTCAAAACAATAGTATTAGTGGTGCACACGCTACCCCTAGTAATCCATTGTTTAATCCATCCAGTCACAGTACTCTTACTAGTAACTGCCGTATGACTAGTGGATATGGTAATGCAAACAACGAGAAACTACTCTCAGGTAATCGCCATTACTTTAACTTCAATATCATTCTCAATAACATCGTCAGTATCACAAGCCATTCTGACTATGCGAAGATTGCAGCGGTTATTGAAAAATACAATCTCCATGTACCAACAGTAGATGATGTAATGGATTGTATCATCTACAGTGCATCTTTGTACGGTTTAGATATGAATCGCAATATGTTGAGAATTCGCTCCTATGTAGAGAAGCTCAATGGACTGCAACGTGCCGCTTTTGTCTACACTGGAGACTTGCACCACATTAAGAAGCACAATGAAGCGTTCATGCGTAACCTGATTACGCGTTTGATCTCTAAGATTGAGGATCAACAAATTGATGATGCAGTGAAGGTTGTAAAGACTCTTAACGAAGACCACGTCATCGTTGCTCATCAGATCTGTAGTGTTGAGATGGAAGGTAAGGGTATAGACTATAAAGCTATTGAAGGTACTAAGGAACTTAATACCCTGGCAGCTACTAGTCTGAATGTCAGTAAGACTATCCATGACTTTACAGATTTCATTGAAGCATTCTTGGTAACCAAGAATATTCCTGCTGCTACGCCGTACTTCCCAGATAGTATTCGACGTGCTGCTCTAATCAGCGACACAGATTCTACCATTTTCACGGTTAAGGATTGGCAGATTTGGTATCATGGTAAACTGGGTTTCCACCCAGAAGCTATTGCAGTTGGTGCTATGATGGTATTCTTGGCTAGTCAGTCAATCATTAATGTACTGGCTATCATGTCTAAGAACGCTGGTGTAGAAGATGCTCGTCTTCGCCAGATTGCGATGAAGAATGAATTCTATTACCCTGTTATCGTTCCTACTAAGGTGGCTAAGCATTACTTCGGTGTGGTTAGCTGTCAAGAAGGTAACGTTTATACGGAGGAGAAATATAAGTTCGACATCAAGGGTGTTCACCTTAAGTCATCCAATGCACCTAAGCATATTAACGACGCTGCACAGAAACTGATGAAAGATATTCTTTATACAGTTCGTAAGGGTGAACTGATTAAGATGGAAGAGAAACTCAAATTCGTAGCAGATATTGAACGCGATATTTATAAGGGTATTGCTGATGCCGATACGAAATACTTCCGTCTGGGCGAAATCAAAACCAGTGAGTCGTATACCAAACCTCCTATGGAATCCAATTACATGCATTATCTGCTATGGAAAGGTTGCTTTGCTGATAAGTACGGTGATTTTGGTGAACCACCTTATCAAGTGCTGCGTGTGAAGACCACATTGGATACTCCTGGTGCAACTAAGGAATGGCTGGACTCTATGGAGGACAAGGTATTGTCTAAACGTATCTCGGGCTGGCTTCATGCTAACAATAAGGAATCTATTCCTACAATGCAGATTCCGCTTCAAGCGGCTGCTGGTAAAGGTATTCCTAAAGAGATTCTTGCAGCAATCGATACTCGTGAAATGGTGGTGAATCTTTCTAAGGTTTTCTATCTTATTCTTGAAACATTAGGTTTTCATTTCTTGAATGAAAAGAAAACAACACTTATCAGCGATTACTATTAAAGGTATCAAAAATGGCGTTGAAGAAACGACAGAAAACAGACTACATTGTCATTCATTGTTCCAAGACTTCCCAAACAGAGGACATTGGTATCAATGAACTTAAAGCAAAATTTATTGACGAGGGATGGTCGGATATTGGTTACCATTATGTTATCAGACGTGACGGTACACTGGAGGAGGGCCGTGAGGTAGAATCTGTAGGAGGACATCTCTTTGGCTGGGATAGCGTTTGTTTGGGCATTTGTTTGATTGGCGGTATTGGGCCTAATAACAATAATACTGAAACAACTAACTACACAGAAGCTCAAACGAAGACTTTGATCGAACTCTTGGTCAAGACTAAGAATTTGTATCCTACCGCACAGATCGTAGCACCGTTTGATTTTCCTGGTGTACGCGATAGTAGCCCATTCTTTGATGTAAAGGAATGGTTGAAAACTATTCCTGAACTTAATAAAGGATAACTATGTTAAACAGTGATCTTAATTCAATTATTGCTAGTCAAAATAACAACCCTGAAATATTCGGTAAAGATTATTACATTGTTGAACGTGAGAAGGATGGTACTATCAAATATGTCCATGCCTTTGGTACTAAACATAGACCTTACTTTGAATATATCAAGGTAGCTGACGGTAAGATCTTCTTAGATGGTCGATCTTATTTAAATGATGTAATCATGCTACTTGGTTATTCCGATAAAGACGAAGTACTTGATTATCTTGTCACAATGGCCAAGTTGAACGATCAAAGTCACAATGTTACGAAAGTATCCACTTTCGAAATCCTTGATCTCAAGAAGATGTATTAACTAAAAGGTATCCTTCGGGATACCTTTTATGTTGTATTAATTCTAAATAAAAAACTTTCAGCAATATATAGTAAAAGTGAGCTTAGAATCATCTAAGCTTATTTTTCAATCCGTTTAACGTGTG